AAAAAGTTTTGATGTTATTATTGATTACAAGATAAACGGGACTGGAAAGGATGGAGAAATTAAGTCGGACACGCTAAATTATTCTCCATCGGCCCTACAAAAGTTTTCGGACGGCGGGTATATGATTCTCTCACCTACCTACAAAACATGGCATAAGTCCTTATTTGGTAAATCCCCAAATTATGGAGTTGGTTGGCGGCCCGATCATGTGGACATCTATTATAATTTTAGGCATTTTTATGGGGGTTTGAATTTTGAATGATGCGATATTTTTGGCCATTCATTTGAATCGGCCCGGGATATTGTATGGTAATTGATCCGCTTGAATATATTTATGTGATTTATAAAAATCCTAAATATTACCCGGAAAAATATGTTGTCAGAAAGTTTCACTATCCAACCAGAATGCCTATTGATCCTCCCGTAAAAATTGCAACTGACCTTGAAACAGCCAGGAAATCCGTAAATATTGGAAGATACCGCATAATGCGGCACCCATCAGATGACCCATGTGTTATTGAAGCGTGGCTATAGAGGCGGTCCATAGACGTTGGTTAGTTATATTGCTTTTAATTACCCAAACTAATCATTTTTTCAGCAAAAATCGTACCAATTCTTCGTTTTTTTATTGATCCTCGAACGCACACGAACGCATACCCATGATCCCTTATTTGGTTAGTTATTATCACAAAAGTTTTATTGTCTTACTCTTTCATGTTTGCCATTATACACCCAAAAAAGGAATAAGCATGAAAGACGTTTTGACCTGTTGGTGGTGTGGTAAAAGATTTTTTGCCTCGGAAGCGAAAAAAGCAAAAGATAGCCTCTTGGTTTGCCCAAATTGTTCCGGTTGGACAGGCAATGAAACGGAAGAGGATAATAAACGGAATTTCATTTTTAACGTTTATGATCCGAAGAAAGGACATACCCATCCTTAAAAATACTTGAATATCATTAACATCATCCCTTAAACTCTTTACAAATTGGAATATAGGTTATTAACTTCCAAGAAGATCTGGTGTTTTCTTAGTCCATAGGTGGGATCAACTTTAGACATTTGAGGGATGCGTTAATGTTAATCCGTGAAATGCCGTTGGATAAATTAAGTCCAGGTCCCTATAACCTACAAAAACACCTCCCATACCTTCAATCCCTACAATCAAAAGCAATTCTCTCTTTCCTAAAGCCATCGTTATTTAACATAGGATTAACATGGAGGCCAGCCAATGCCATTCAAGGCCGGTAACACATATGGCAAAGGTCGCCCGAAAGGTTCAGGTAAAATCCAAATCCTCAAAGACTACTCGGAAAAATACGGATTTAAAAAACTCATCTCAATCGCGGAAGGGTCGGGCCATGGATATTACGAACACAACGGGCGACTTATCGAACACGGACCAAATGCATCGATCCAGTTTGAAGCCCTTAAACTTATCCTTGCCTATGGGTGCGGAAAACCAACCGAATATCATGACTTTACCACAGGAGGAGAAACCCTCTCTGATTGGGCTGTTCGATACTTTGGAGCAGATGGCCAATCAGGATCAAGAGCCGATTCAGATCGCAAACTTCGAAGAGTTTCAAAGGATAATTCAAAATGATCCGATTTGGTTTGTTGAAAATATTTTGGGTCTCACGATTTGGTCAAAACAAAAAAAGATGATGTGGTCTGTTCGCGATAACATGAAAACACTTGTGGCGGGATGCGTTTCTTCTGGTAAAACGAAGGCCACAGCCGCCATTATTTTTTGGTGGCTGATGGCCTTCGCCCCCACATCGCGCGTTTTTTCCTTGGCTCCGACGGAACGGCAATTGAAAATAAATTTGTGGGGAGAAATACCAAAAATATTCAATGAATCCAAAAAAAGCCTTGGCGGTCAAATGATGCCTCTCTCTCTTCAATACAGACTTGGCAATGATTGGTTCGCGATGGGTTTCAGTCCCCAAGATGAAATGGGGGTTTTTGGGATTCATGGTCCCAATGATTTGATTGTAGTTGATGATGCGCAAGGTATTCATCTTTCCATTTGGAATGCTCTTGAAAACACAATGGCGTCCGGCACCACAAAGCTATTGGCCTGCTGCAATCCTATTGTCACATCCGGCGAAGTATTTAACGCGATGACATCAAATAGAGGGGAATACAACGTCATCCGAATTTCGGCTATGGATACACCAAATATAAAGTATGGCCGAATTGTTATCCCTGGCCTCATTACAAAGGAAACCGTTGATAAATGGGTTTCAAAGTATGGTCGAAATTCAAATTTCGTTAGAACAAAAGTTGACGCCAAACTCCCTAAACAAGAGCCAGATACCCTTATTCCTCTTGATTGGATTGAGGAAGCCATTAATAGACCCGAAAAACAGGATAACCCCATTGTTAGGATTGGCGTTGATGTTGCTCGATTTGGAGATGACCGGACCGTGATTTTTCCAATTAGGGGGAACACGACATTAGATCCAATCATCTTACACGGTTATGACACCATGCAAGTGACAGGCCGAATCATCCAGGCCATGGATGATTACGGGGCTGAATCGGTATACGTTGACGTGATCGGGATTGGCTCTGGTGTAGTCGATAGACTAAAGGAACAAAAAATAAAAGTTCACGCCGTTAATGTTGGCGAAAAAGCCTTTAATGAAAAAAAGTTTATGAATTTGCGTTCTGAGCTTTGGTGGTATTTAAGGGAAGCCTTGAACCCGAATAATCCTAATTTAATATCTCTCCCCAATAATCCAGATTTAATGGCTGAGCTTTCGGCTGTGAAATATAAGATCCAATCCGATCGTAGAATAGGAATAGAGAGCAAAGACGATATGAAAAAAAGGCTTGGCCATTCGCCAGATATAGCAGATGCTCTTTGTTTAACATTTTTCATTCCTAAGAAAGCAAAGATTTTAGACTCGATGGTGTCTTTCTAATGCCAAAATTAAACAACCTTCCTATCCCCATTCAATCTAACAATAAAAAATTAGTCACAGCCTATGTCTTGAGCAATGGGAAGGTGGTTGACTCGTCCTATTTAAGGCGGGCCCTAATAAAACAAGCAGATGAACCCAAGTCACAAGAAATTTATGATCCCTTATTGGAAAATGGAATGACAGATAGGCTGGTTGAACCTCCATTTGATTTGGATTATCTATCCACACTTTTTGAAAAGAATACCACCCATTTTAGATCGGTTAAGGCAAAGGCTGACGATACTGTGGCAAGGGGGTGGACCATTGTCTCTAAGACGGGTACCAGCAGAGAGAGTGAGAGGCAAGCCATTATAGATAGATTGATGGCAATTAATAAATACCAAACATTGGGAACGATTTTAAAAAACGTCTTGATTGATTATGGCTCTCTTGGGAATGGATATCTTGAAATCGCAAGGGACGGAAAAACAGGAGAGGTCGCTCTTCTAAACCATTTGCCCGGCACTACGATGAGAATAACAAAGGACATGCAACTCTATTGCCACAAAAGAGGAATCAAAAGCACCTATTTCAAAAGATGGGGAGATCCCAGAACATTCGAAGCCAAAACGGGCGAGGAAAAAGACGTTCCTTTTCAGGAACGGGCAAACGAGATTTATTCTTTTGTTAATTATGCGCCCAGATCAGATTACTATGGGATTCCAGATATCATCCCAGCCCTGGGCGCTGTATGCGGTGATATTCTTTCTCGCGACTACAACCTTGATTTTTTTGAAAACGGCGCAATCCCGGCATATGCGGTAATTATTGAGGGCGCTGACATATCACCAGAAATGAAGATGGCAATTGAGGAGTTTTTTAAACATGAAGTCAAGGGAGTCGGGAACCAGCATAGAACAATTATTTTTCCGGTCCCTTATGAGAACGTCAAGGTCAGATTTGAAAAATTAAATGTTGATATCAAAGAAGGCTCTTTTAAGCTTTATCGTCAAGATAATCGAGACGAGATTTTATCCGCTCACGGGGTCCCTCCTATCCGGGCTATGCTGTTTACCAGCGGAGCGTTGGGGCGTGATATTTCCGCTGATTTGGATAAAATCTATCAAGAAACAACAATAGCGCAGCATAGGGAGATGGTTGAAAAAGCCATAAATGAAATTATCCAATTTGGTATGGCCGCTCCAGATCTAGCCTTTAAACTGAATCGGACCCGTTTCACTGATATATCCACTCTCGCCACTTTTATATCAAATCTTTCATTATCAAAGGCCGTTACGGTCAATGAAATACGAGAAATTTTGTCACCTCTTTATGAGAATGGGCTGGATCGGATTGACGGCGGTGATGATTTGTTTATCGATGTCGGAGGATTTCCCACCAGACTTTCAGAAATATTTCCGCCTGAAAAAAGGGGAACAAAAAGACATACGCATTATGGTCATAAATTTGTTGATTACGATGATATAGATTTCGACACCTACGAGGAATATCAACAGGAATATATAAACGCCAAGGATTCAAAAATTATTCAAGCTCAACGAATTCAAAAAAATATCATTGATGAAACAAGCCAGGACCTTATCAAAACATTTGACAAGATGCTTAAAGCCGCATTTCGGGAATTGAATAAACAGGCAGAGAAAAGCTTTTCCTCTCTTTTCGGTGGTCCGTCCAAAGGATGGAAACAGGGAGGCCTTAACATAAATCCAATCATTAGGGCTGTTGAATCCAATCAAATTGATTTGGAAACCAATCTTAAAGACGCTTACTCAAAATCTCTTATACAAGGGGCCATGCACTCAGCCAGGCAGGTTGGCGCGGAATTCAGAATTGATGGGAAATGTGTTGATTTAAAGGATCAAAAAGAAATTATATTGGAAATTCCAGATGCTGATATTGTGATGGATTTCAGTTTAAGAAATCCGCGTGTTGAACGATATGTGAGAGAACAGGCTGAACGAATATCAAAAAATATAACAAAGACCATGAGTAACCGAATTCGCCGTCAATTATTAAAGGGGATCGAAAAGGGTGAAACAAACCAGCAAATAGCGGAACGACTTAAAAACGCCGTCGGTATTCCTGGCCTACGGGATTCATCTGGTCGTCTTCTTACGTCCAAGACAAGGGCTCTTCTTATTGCGAGAACCGAAGTTGCAGACAGTTTCAATATCGGAACCTTGGAGGGATACAAGGCAACAGACGGCGTTGTTCAACGGGTTATTATTCGAGATGGCAATGATTTTGATACGGCTTGTAGTAACGCGAATGGAGAAGAATGGACTTTTTCTAAAGCCGAGGAGAATTCCCTTGAGCATCCGAATTGTTTGATTGGATCAAGTTTGGTGTTTGCATCGAATGTGGAGGCGGTGTTCCTTCGCAGGTTTGATGGGGAAGTGGTTATCCTTAGAACAGCCGCTAACGATCTCCTCACCTGTACCCCGAATCACCCGATATGGACAGATAGAGGTTGGCTTGCGGCTGGCGACCTTTGCCAGGGCGACTATGTAATCCGCAGCCTGGACGGTAAGAGGATATCGGCTTCCCTCAACCCAAATAATGACAAGGGACCGGCCAGAATTGAGGATATAACGGCATCGTTTTTGAAATCGCGCTCGGTGACGACCCGCGTTATGCCAAGTTCCGCCGAACACTTCCACTGCGACGGTATCGGAAGCCATGTCTACGTTGTAGGGGCCGATCGCCTGGCAAGGAACAAAGTAAAGGCTCCTCTCGGAAAGCATTTTCAAGAGTCTCCGTTCAATGTTGGACTGATGGGCGCAAGTGCGTTGCTTACCAAGGGCTCGGCGGGAAAGGTCTTTGATGGTTCGCTTAATTCCTCTGACAGCATCGTGCGCCTGAGCGGTGATAGCGAGCCTATCATCGGCACTCATTTTAGACATACGAAGCGTAGCCGCTTGAGATCCGGATCGCAACTTGTAACCACGACGGCGAAACGCCCCGCGCAAACTTCCGCCGTCAATTCCGATGGAATGTCCGATTTGATCCGTAGTCTCTCCGGCCTGGTAGCGCCGATAAAACTTATCGAAGTCGGAAGGCGACCATTTGTAGGTCACGTCTATAACCTGGAAACGAAACAAGGTTGGTACATAGCAGACGGCATTATAACACACAATTGCACACGTATTTTTATCCCAAAAGTATCTAGTGATTAATGAAAGAAACCAGATCGCCAGTTTATGAGGCAACCGGTACCGAGTTTAAGACGAAAAAGGCTTGAAAATATCGAGTCATGTATGAGTGTTGTGATAAACAAATCAAAGATGAGCGAAAGAATGATAATCAAAGCAAGGAAATTTATAAAGGTGAATAGTAAGGTGTACATAATTCAGGTGAAAATATATGAACATGGTTAAACAAATATCTATTTATTCGATCATTTGTGATAGAGGTTCATATTCAGATCTTGAATCTGCCAAGAATTGGATTTTGGCAAACGGGCTAAAGGCAGATAATTTTGTTGAGGATGAGATGGTTTTGATATTTCATCAAAGAGACAAGTCCAATTTTAAAACGAACACTTTTGGAGAAGGTCAAGATTTCCGAATGGTTGTGATTGAAAATGGAGTATTGGCCGTTGTGGGAGAATTAAATGAAGAGGATAAAAGCATAGCACAAATTGATTTTAAAAAGCAATTTTTATTTTCCAAAGTTGATATGGCCAAACGGATCGTAACGGGTCCTGTTTTGATGCCGGATCATATAGACCTCCAAGGCGATTTTGAGTTTATTGAGGATATCGAAAAGACAGCTCACAAATTTATGATGGAAGCCAGAAATATTGGTGAGATGCACAGGAAATTTGGAGGAATAGCCGATCCGGTTGAAAGTTGGATTTTGAGGGATGATTGGCGGGTCCAAAATTCAGCAGGATTCAAAGTTTATCCAAAAGGAACATGGATGATGACCGTCAAGATTTCAAATGAGGATGTTTGGAAACGTGTAGTAAATGGGGAACTCACAGGTTTCTCTATTGGATTTCACGGCACAAGGGAGGCGGTCTCATGAATCTTATTGAAAAACTGAAAGGAAATAAAACAATACAGAGACTATTTAATATTGAAACGCGGGAAGTGTCTTTAGTGGACCATCCCGCCATTAATGAACCGTTCATCGAGGTTAAGAATCAAGGTGGAGGCCAAGATACGAACGTAATACAAAAGGAGGCAAACATGGATGAAAAGAAAGTGAAAGACATGATAGCGGAGTATCTCTCTCCAATCGCAAAGGCCCTGGACGGGATCAAGGCGAAATTTGAGGAGATCGAAAAAGTGACCGCCGAATCAACAAAATCCAAAAAGGAAACCGAAGACGGTATTCAAAAAACCCTTGAGGATTTTAAAAAAATACAGGATCAGATCATTGAGGAAACCGGTAAACGGTTTGATGATTTGGAAGAGTTCGTATCAACTCCGAGATCACAAAAAATAAGCGGAAATGGATCAGGAGATGGTGAAAAGAAAAAACCACTCTGGCCCACAATCGTTGGACTATAAGGAGGCAAATTAAATGCCATTTTGGAATAACAAAAAATTATTATCGAAGGCCGCCATTACAAGCGGGACAAACGACTTTACAAGCGGTTACGGATTATCAATCGAAGAGGCAAACCGTTTTATTGATTACGTGATAGACGAAAGCCGCCTAAAGGACAAGGTAACAATAGTCAGAACAAACGCGAAAACAAAAAACCTAGATGAAATCAGGCTCGATGATGAAGATGTGATATTGCCAGGGGTTGCCGCCACAGACCCAGGAGAAACCGTAGGCGTGAACACGGCACGACGGCAATTATCGATGAAAGAAGGTGTGGCCGTTGTACGGATCGGAGATGACGCGCTTGAAGATGGGATTGAAGGGGATGCTTTTGCGGATCATGTGATGCGCATGGTTTCAAAAGCCGCAGCAAATCAATTAACCAAGACGCTATTGATGGGCGTTAAGGATGCGGGGACTCCGGTTAAGTTTATCCAGTCATGGGATGGGTGGGCTTATATAGCGGCTAATGAGGGGCATGTTGTGGACGCTTCGACATATGATGATCGTTATATCGACTTCAACAAAATGGACGCGCTTTTAAAAGCGATTCCAAACAAGTATCTAGACAACGGCTTAAATCCAACCTTTCTCATGTCAAGACACGTTGGACATGACTATAGGCGATTATTTTCGAATCGGGAAACAGGGCTGGGAGACGCGGCCTTAATATCCGTAAAGCCGCCGTCTTACGCAGGTTTGCCGGTTGACGTGTATAACCAAATCACCGTGACTCAAGGGGTTCCTGTGTCGCCGGCTGTTGCCACAACAATTGACGGGACCGAGGCGGCGGGCCAAACGACGGTAAGCGTTGATGATGCAACCGGCCTATCAGTCGGAGACAGTATCGTTATTGATCGAGGCGGATCAACCGAAGAGGTTCGAACCATAACGGCTATCAGCACAAATGATTTGACCGTGGCCGCGTTAACATACGCGCATGTAACAAGCGACACGGTTGAGAAATGCACGGCTGATGGATCTTTTGTTCTTTTAACTGAGTACGGTAATCTTGTCTGGGGGATTCAAAGAGACATAAGGATAGAGACGGACCGGCTCCCCAGGCTTAGAGCTACGGATTGGGTGCTATCGTTTAAAATGGACGCTCAAGTATATAACCCGGACTCTATGGGTATACTTAACTTCTTAAAGGTTAGACCGTAACGGAGGATGGCTTATGAATAATACAATAACGGCAAGACTCACAAAAGGCCGGTCTTATTCGGTTCAAGGAAAAAAGTATGTCTCAGGCATGAACTATAATGTTGAAAACACAGATGAATTGAATGTAATTGTTAGATCCGGTCAATTCACTATAAGCGATCCAAAGCCGCAAGCCATAAAACAGCGCATTGACGATGATGATGAGGATGAAGAAACAGAGGATCAGGAGGAGGAGGATAGCGAAAGTGAGCCCACTAAAAAGTGGATTAAAAAAATATCCCATTATCGCAAAAAGTCGAAAAAATAAAGCATGGCATACGCAACGGCGGCCAATGTAAAAGCTTATTCCTCACTGGCAAGCGTAGACGCCAAATCGGATGCCGATTTGACGGCCTACATTGCTAGGGCTGAGAGATTGATTAATTCATACTGTAAGCAGAACTTTAATATTTCAGCCGAAAAAATAGTTCTTATGAATGGGTCTGGGTCAACGCGGCAAGAATTAAGCGAACGTCTCGTTTCATTGACACAATTAAGATTTATCGAAACGACAAATTTGGGCGCTACGGTTTTGGCCTCAATCATCATTACAGATGTTCATAATAATGGGTGGTGGTTGGAATCCGGTTCTGAACATGTTCGGCTAAGAAACCGGATCGGGAAAGAATATATGAATAATTTGTTTATATTCCCAGAGGGCTCCAACAATATCGAGGTGACGGGGACTTTTGGATATGCCTCCGTGCCATCCGAAATTCAAGACGCCACATGCGCCACGGTTGAAAGTATTGTTCTCAATGAAACAAACGCAGCTATTAAAGGGTCCCCTTATGCATCAGAAAACATCGGTGATTATTCTTATACGCTAAAGGACATGGAAGCTATGAGCCGATGGTATATGATACCCGATGAGGCAAAGGCTGTATTGTCGTCTTATGTTAAGCCTATATTTTTGGGGGTTGTTTGAGTTTTGAATCTTTGCTAAAAGACACGGCGCAAATTTTGGCGTTTAGCTCTACGAATGAATACGGAAACCCTGCCTATGGTTCACCAGGAACCTCTATATCATGTCGGTATGTTTCAGAGGAGGGTAAAAGGGCTGTCGATATAATGGGTGAAGATGTTATAAGCGATGGATCTATTTATTTTCCAGACTCAATCATCATTAATGAAAAGGACCGGATTCAGGTCAATTCCGTGACATACCGAATTTTATCAGTTCATTTAAAAAACGGATACGGGTCCAACCATCACTATAAAATTTCGGTTCGTCGGGTCTAATGCCAAATAATAAAGGTTTTGAAATAAGCGGTATAGAAAAGATTCAGAAAAATTTTAAGCTCCTAGAAAATGGGTTCCTTAACGCCATAGAAAAGACGATATTAAAGAGCGTTATAAAAATTGAAGCCGACGCCAAACAGCTCGCGCCCGTCATAACGGGCAGGCTCGCAAGATCTGGAACAAGCGGAATCATAGAAAAAACAATGGAAACCGTTATCGGAATGGTCGGATTCAATACGGTCTATGCTGGAACTGTTGAAAACACGCGCCCTGGACCTGGAAAGAAATCAGGTCAAAGGCCATATTTAAGACCTGCTATTGATAAGAATTTGCCACAAATTGAAAAAGAAATAATTGAAAGTTTAAAAAAAACAATTAGCGGATTCAAAATCAAGGAGGAGTAACATAATGAACAAAATCAAATTAAATACGCGCCGTTTTCTTATTGCGGCTCTTACATTTGGCTGCTTATTGGCCATCTCAATCCCATCATCTGCTTATCAACGGAAAGGGGGGGGAACGGCGACAACCACCACAGAGGACGCTGGGAACACCCTAACGCCATTCAATGTATCCATTGATACCACAACGGCTGTCGCTGTTTACACCAAAACATCAGGCCGCGTTGATCGAATCTTTAGAATATGCAACGATCAAACCGCCACATACAGTATCCTTTTAAGCACAGCATCGAATGTGACCGGAACCGCTACTCAATCGACACTGGCCCATGACGTTGTTAAACCAAATGAGTGTAATACCATGATAGCTCCGTCTCAAACCATGTATGGTGTTTTCAAAAGTTCCTCCGACACCGGAGCATTTACCGGTGGACGCGCCTATGGTTATAAGCGGTACGATTCTAAGGATTGATAACTTATTAAAATTAAATGCCCAAGATATGCGACATAGAACAGCTTGTGAAAACATATTTGGTCGCTCAAGGGTTCACATCGTCGGATATATTTTTGCAGGAATTTCCAATTAATATATCAAGCAATGATGGAAAGTATCTCATTCAAAGAATTGGTTCCGGTGAACTTCCATTAAATATTTCCGTTGATGTTGCGATTGTTCGAATTTGGGCAAGGCACACAAACCCTCATACATCATACATGAATCAAAAATCGGTCGCTGATTTACTTCACGGATTAAATCCTGTCAATGTTTCAACATCCCGTTTTTTATTCGCAAAGCTTGTATCAGGGATAGAAAGGATTGATGATACGGATCAAGATATCCCACAACACGCGGCGAACTATGAAATAAGAGTGTCTATTTGATAGAGGAGTGAAAAAATGACAGTTCAGGTATATAGAAAAGGTCCCTGTACGGTTAAATACGGCGGCGCGACTATAGGACAAACGGAAGGTGACGTTGTTTTCAAATATTCGCCCGAATTCAGAATGGTTATACCGGATCAGTCCACCGGAGCGCAAAAATCATTTATTGTGAATGAGACATGTGAAATTAAAGTTCCTCTTATTCCAAGAGCGGACGCCTGGGATTTGATGAGAGGAAACATATTCCCATCCGGCCTAAAAAAAGCGGAACCAACAGCGGACGATGGATCGTCTACCGTCAACGGAGATCATGTGGCCGGAGACACAACCCTTGATGTCGCGGATGGGACAGAATTTGCGCAGGATAAACTCATAAAGATAGGAAGCGGCTCGAATGTTGAATACCGATATATCGTGAGTATCAACGCAAACGAACTAACCTTATACGCGGGCCTAACCTATGACCATTCCGATGGCGAGGCCGTCATTGAGGTATTGGGAAGTTATCTGGGAGCCGCAGAAGCGGTCGGACAAACAAACTTAACAGTCAACGCGGAAACCGACTTCTCAAATGGCCTTTTGGTTATGATCGGAGAAGGGTCCAAGTCTGAATTTCGAATCGTTTCCGGGACAGACACAGGAACAATTGATATTTCAGAGGCCATCGGATTTGCTCATGTCGCAGGTGAGCTTGTTTTTGTTTTGGACGCGGACCCAAAACTAAAATATTCCGTTGGCAACAATAGAGGCAATGTTCAATATGCGGAGCTCCTGATTGATCCATTGGACGGCTCGGACGATATAAAACTATACAAGGCTATTTGCACAAGTGAGGTTGAGCTGGCTTTAAAGAAGGGGGAGGAGTCTATTATTGAATTAACATTTGTTGGGATAGAAGATACCAGCCGATCCAATGGAGACCGCATGGCCTCTATCGGATTACAATCAGTCGCATAGGAGGAAATTATGACAGTTGAAATATTTAGAAAAGGACCCTGCACGGTCAAATATGGAAACATTGCAATCGGGCAAACAGAGGGAGATATAGCTTTTAAGTATTCGCCTGAATGGCGTCTCTTTACACCCGATCAATCGACTGGTCCTCAAGGGGCCTTTATTGTTAATGAATCATGTGAAGTGAAAATTCCCATTGTTCCCAGGGCGGACGCGCTTGAGATGTTCCATTCCAATCTTTTTCCGGCGGGTCTTAAGAAAGGAACCTTGAAGGTAGGCGGAGGTGATTCAACTTTAAGCGCAGCGGAGGACGCAGGACAAACAACAATCACGGTTGTCTCAGGCGCTAATTTTGCTATAGGTGATTTGATTATTATAGATCCGGGAACCGCGAAAGCGGAGATCCGCACATTAACAGGCGTGAGCACAAATGATTTGACTTTCACGGAGCCTCTTGGGTGGGCGCACGCAGCGGCGGCGGTGGTTCAGGAATTGGACGCGGACCCAAAACTAAAATATTCCGTTGGCAACAATAGAGATAATGTTCAATTTGCGGAGCTTCTGATTGATCCATTGGACGGCTCGGACGATATAAAACTATACAAAGCTATTTGCACAAGTGAGGTTGAGCTGGCTTTAAAGAAGGGGGAGGAAACAATTATTGAATCCACTTATGTTGGGATAGAAGATACAAGCCGCAATAATGGGGATCGTCTATTTTCAATTGGGGATCAATCGGTCGCATAGAGGTAAAAAATGGAAAACAATGAAAATCAAAATATTCTAAAAAATTGGAAAAAAAGAACAAATAGGACCTGGAAACATAAACTGCCAAGTGGATTAGATGTTATTTTACGGCGTCCGGCATGGATGAATCTTTTAAAAATTGGACTTATCCCAAACCGATTGTTTAATTTGGTGATGGGCGAACAAAAACCAAATGTTGATAAGGAAACCGGCCAGATAGATTATCGTGAAACTATATCCATTATGCAGGCTTACGCGATTGGCGCGTGTATAACGCCAAGGATTGTTACGGAAAACCCGAATGATGATGAAATCAGCGTAGATCAGATTGAGGATGCAGACTTAATATCAATTTGGTCAAAAGTTAATGAGTTACTATCGGCCGGTGAGGAGGGAGAGGGTAAATCCCTCGAAAATTTTCGTAACGAACGCAACCGGACTAATTCTGGATCGGATAGCGACTCGTTATCATCAAAGACCATCCAGCCTATTGGCCATAAATGATCCTTATCTGTCAATAGATTTTGATTTGGCGGTTGCGGCTATTGGCTTTAAAGAAGATCTGCGCGAAATAGAAAACCAGAAACGAAGATCCGGCCCTAATAACACGGAGGATGATTTTTGGAGAACCGTGAACAAAGTACGCGCCATGAAAAATCTTCAACCCGTCAAAATACCTATAAGGAATAGAAATGGCTGATACTAGCATTGGCTCTGCATCCATTAAATTAAAGGCCGATAACAGTAATCTTTTAAACGGCCTTAAATCCGCGAATGCGGAATTAAAAGGTTTTAAGACAAAATTCGGGTCAAACTTTGGCCATATTGCCGCCGTCGGAACAGGCGCCTTTATTGCGATTGGCGCAGCCATTTATAAATCAATTGAAGCAGCCGCCGAATCAGAAACAGCAACCAATGAGCTCTCAATTGCATTAAGAAACGCAGGGATTTCCTCCAAAGAGGCGCTTGAAGCGTCACTGGCTTACTCTACTCAATTACAATATCAAACGGGGATATCCGACGAAGCTATCACCAACGCACAGACGCAATTAGTGCAATACGGGCTTACAGGTGACGCGCTTAAGATAGCGACACAATCCACACTCGACCTCGCAACCGCAAAAAAAATTGATTTAAAAACCGCAAGCGACATAATCGGTAAAGCGTTTGTTGGAGAAACTTCGACACTTAAAAAATATGGGATAAAAATTTCCGAAAATATTCCAAAAGTAGATCAGTTTAAAGAAGTTCTTTTAAAAGTCAATGAAGTCATGGGAGGGTCTGCCCAAGGGCGAATGGATACAATGGCCGGTAAATTATCGCTTGTGAAAGAACAATTTGGGGATCTTAGCGAAAACGTGGGTCGTCTTTTTCTTCCCATTCTTTCCGATCTTTTGCCAAGAATAACGGATGCCACTAAAATTGTTTTGGAATGGTCCGATAGTTTTGCGACGACCATAAATGAATTTGGGTTTTTTAGAACCGGACTGTCATATATTATTACAAGCATTCAGGCTGTTATCGAAGCCTTTCGAGCGGCGATAAACGGCATACCATTCATGGGGATTGCTTTAAAAACAATGGGAACCAGCCTGACTTCGGTAAACGCCACAATTGATCAAACGCAAGCAAAATTGTCTTCCTATGCGGCGTCAATAAAATCCACTGCGTCTACTACTATTGAATCGGATAAGTTGGTTGCCCAAAATAAAACAGAGCAAGAGAGGATAAGGGCAGAACAAATGCTTGCGATAAAGCAAGCTGAACTAGATAACGAAATCTTAATGAAAGAGGAAGCCGAAAAAGTCAGACAGGCGATGGATAAAGAGACGGCTGATTTTAATGAAGAGCAACTGAAAAACGCGGAGAAGCATGAGCAGGATATGGAGAAAATTCGTGAAGAGGCGGAAGCCAAACACAGACAAACGCTTTTATCCATCGCGAACCACTCCGAAACCGCCATGACGACTTTGTTTTCAAAAAATCTGACGGCGCGTGAGAAGAAACAACAAATTTATAAGCAGGTGATGACTCAGATTCAAGGCCAAATCACAAATGCGTTTATAGCATCCATGGCCAAACAAAAAACACTTGCCGTTCAATCCTCTATGGTTCAAATAGAGGCTGCAAAACCTCCCATAGCAGCCGGTTTTTTCAAAGCTTATGCGGGTCTTCCTTATGTCGGGCAGGCTATCGCTATCGGGTTGATCGCGGCGGCTTTTGCGTTTATAGACAGGCTTGTTAAGTTCAATAAAGGCGGAGTAGTGCCTGGGATTGGGAATATGGACACGGTTCCGGCTTTATTGACGCCTGGGGAACGGGTTCTAACAAAAGCTCAAAACAAGGCATTTGAGCTCGGAGGCATGGGCGACAATAATATCAATATTCATATTAACGGGACGTTTCTGGACGCCAATGAAAATAAATGGCGTGACCTATTCAACAATAAACTGCTTCCACAAATGGAACGCTTTACCATGCTGAGGCCCAGCGGTATTTTAAATAGAAGGCGGGGAGCTAGGACATGACGGAATCTTTGTTTAACGCATCCCTGTTTAATCAGGCCTTGTTTAACGGGCCAAACATTATAACGATTCCTCCGCATGTGGTCTTATTCAATACGACAACGATCCGAATTCGATGGAATAGTGTCGAAACCGCCAATGCGTATCAATTCCAGGTTAACCTTTCTCCAGATTTTCGAGGCACGAATATTGAAACAGGAACAACAAACGTCACATTTACGAACTTCACGGACAGCGGACCCAACAATACCAAACGGTATTGGCGATGGCGGCACAGCATAAACGCAGGATCATCATGGTCCGAATGGCGCGGAATCGGCTCATATTGGCTTGACACAAACGCAGTCAGCGCCGTTTCCGTGACTTTAAACAAAGTGAGATTCATTAATCCAGATGACACGGACGATAGGCCTTATATCGAAACATTTCCCATCATAAGTCTGCAACCGCAAATTATTGAACGAATCAGAACACGGAACCGGCTTGGAATGCTCTTATCAGAATACGTCACATCGAAGGCAATCATTATAATGAATTTCATAGACATGAAATTTTTTCGCCCGGAAGCAATGCGGATATTTCGGCGATTCAATGAAGAAATTAAGACTTTCTTTTTAGCCGGATATTTTGATCAGGAGCCGGATAATCCTATCTCAAATATTTGGAAGGTTCAATTTTTTGAAGATCCAGCATACGTTTCCGCTGTATCGACTCGATCTGATATTTTGGAAGGCGAAATAAAATTTATGGAGGTGTGACATGCCTATTTTTCCATCAAGCGTACCGACAACGTTAAATCTACTTGAGGCCGTCAATAATAAGGATGGAATACTGGCAAGTAACATTGATGACGCTATTGACGCGATCACAATTGATTCTACCAGCGGATTTCCAGATAGCGGATACATCACAATCGGAAATGAGGCGATTTATTACACCGCGAAAACATCTGACACGTTTACTGGCTGCACACGTGGCGCCGATGACACGCAGGCTGTTACGCATAGCGAAAACGATGTAGTCTCAGCAAAAAACAACGCGGCGTATCACAATATCCTGGCTGCTGAAATTATCGCAATCGCGCAGAACATTTCAGATCGGTTCAATTTAGGGGCGACGAGCATTATCGTGCCATCCGGAGTAGCATTTATTCTTAGAGCGACATCCGATCAGATTGTTCTCGGAACAGGTCAAAGCGTTACCATTAGCGCGCCAACACCGGCAACAGCTAACCGAACTTGGACAATCCCGGATATTTCAGCGGATGGGACATTTGCGTCTTTGACCGGCGCGCAGACATTTACCGGCGCAAAAACGTTCAGCGCGGCCACGGGGAATCCTATCCACGGAACCAATACAAACGACGACCCAGCGTCCGGTTACGTTGGTGAAGTTATTCTGGCGACTGGTTCAAACGTCAGCTCAGCTCCAACGAATGAATATGGCGATCTCGCCAGCATTTCATTGACGGCGGGCGATTGGATGGTAACTGGAAATTGCCTATTGTCAACGGACACCGCCGTTTTCACCGGAACAAGTCAGATTGGGCTATCCACAGCTAGCGGGAATTCGGTGTTAGGAACGACTGTTGGGTATTCGCTCCTGTACATAACCACTCCGTCCGGCGGTGTGGCGAGTGTTACCAGCGGTTCCGTTGGCCCTGTCCGTTTTTCGTTGGCAGGTACCACGTCGGTTTACTTCAAAGTTCTTACGACCTACTCAAGTGGAAGTTCGAAGTGGTACGGGACTATTTTCGCTATCAGAGTTCGTTAAAAAAAGGAGAGTCCAATGTCAACAATTATTTTGACAATTCCAGACGAGGTGCAGCCGAGAGTGGTTGCCGCTGTCGCTACGAAGTTCGACTACGCCAAAAACAAATTGGCCGGTGAAACGACGGGTCAGTTTGCGAAACGAATGTTGATCGTCACTTTAAAACAATGGGTAAGGGACTCTGAGGTTCCGGTAGTTTATGTCACCGCCGGAACAGCGCAAGCTGCCATCGAGCAAGATATTGAAACAAACATATTAATAACATGATAATAATGGGATGAGGTTAAATCATGGTAAGCGCTGCTTTTATAACACAAATGGAGCGGCTTCAGGATTCAAGCCCACAAATTAAAGTTGAAATCACAATTGACGATGTAACAACCGACTTGACGACTTATTACTTGTCAGGCGCCAATTTCCAGCAAATTAAGGAACGGGCTCCGGATGAAATTCAGGCTGGTGATTTTGTCGTCTCCTTCGCGAATCACGACAACACATTTTCTGAGTTTGTTCCCTCCTCTTTATTTTTCGGAAAAAAATATCACGGATCTAAAATCGTTATAAGCATGGGTTTGGTTTTGCCTGACGGAACGGTGGAATATTCACCTCAGGCGACTGGCTTTATAGATGATCTTTTCATAGATCCATCCTTATCAATGGTGACTCTCAGATGCCGGGACCGTATCCGAAAAGCGATTGATAGAAATTTACATCAAAGACCTAGCGGAGAAACTCTGATTGCGGACTCGGAAAACACAGGAAACGGAACTGCCAGCGATGTGGTTACAAAGCCATTTAAGACCATTACGGAAAATTGGACTCTCGAATGCACAACGCCCGGCGAAGATGGCGTAGCCGAATTTTCTGTAGTTGGATCTGTTTCTGGAAACGTGGGGACTGCGATCAGCAGCGCGGTATTCAGCACAGGTGATGGGGCAGGCGGCGTAAAATTTACCATCCAGGCTGGATCTATACCATGGAGCGCAGGCGATACATTTACATTCAACACAAAAAAATATCCTGAGTGGGTTGATATCAACGTGGTAAAAATTATCTGGTCCGTCTTGACTGGATATGATTGGGACTCAGACACGAAGGAAGATTTCTCTGATTTTTGCTTGGATTTCGATCATTCCCAAAGTGAAGACAACGTGGATATTAATTATGAATCTTTTGTGAACAGTATAGATGCGCTGGACACCATAACTGGTTTCAATATCACAGGATATGCCAAATACAACGAAAATACGGTTGAGTTTTTGCAGGGCTTGACTCTTTTATTTCTTGGGTCGATCTATACCGAAGGGGACGGGCGTTTAGCGGTCAATGTTTACAATCCGAATGCGCCCCATGTCTCATCCCGTTCCTTTACGGACGATAAAAAAATTTCATTTCTTGGGTACAGCAGAACCGTGGATGAGGTCATAAATTACGTGAGTGTTCATTACAAAAAAGTGAATGCGTGGGAATTTTCAGACGAAACGGTAATATATCAAGGTAATTATGTCGCGCTCAATCAGCAATCTATTAACGATCATGATAAAAATTATTACACGCAGGGTTTTACTGTGGCATGGTATCAATCCAACGGTCAACATGTCCAGGACTTCGCGAACAGACTTGTTTTGAAGTACGCATACGAGCCGCTTAATATAG